CATTGTTATTTAAATAATTTTCATTGTTATTTAAATTATTATCATTGTTATTTATATTATCATTATCATTATTATTATTATCATTATTTTTATTATGAATATGGTGTATATCTTCCGATAATAATTTTAAATTTTTTTGAGTATTTTCTTCTAATAAGTAAATTTTTCTTTCCATATTTAATAAATTTTGATATATTCTATTAAAGTTATTATTTATATAGTTATCATTTAATGGTTGTAATAATTGCTCACTAAATTCTATTGTTTCTTCTGGGTTATTACAACATAATGTATGTTTTAAATATGAAAAACAATTACCCATTTATAAAAATAATAAATATATATTTAAATAGTTTATTTATTTTACTTAAATATATCATATTAATTTTAATTAATTATATTAATTTTAATTAATTATATTATATTAAATAATGGCTGGTGGAGTATTATATCAATTAAGTAATTATTCATTTAATTCAAAAAATAACTATTTAGAAATAGATCCTGAAATTTCATTTTTTAAAGTTGTATATAGGCGACATACTAGATTTGCTATAGAAAATATTATATTAAATGATTTAACTAGAACAAAGTTAAATTATTCTGAAAAAATTATTAGTAAATGTAATATTTCTCGTAATGCTGATTTGTTATCCAATTTATATTTAACATTTGAATTACCTAATATATATTCGGGTAGTTATACGAATGAATCATATACCTCAAATTATGAATTTAAATGGATAGAAAATATAGGTATAAATATATGTAATTATATTAAATTAAATATTGATAGTAATACAATAGATTCACTAACTAGTGACTATATTAATATTTGGAAAGAATTAATATTAAGCGATGATGAAAAACAAATTTTCAATAAAAATATAGGACATATAGAAGAATTATATGATCCTAAAAATTCTCCTGGACAAAATGGTGTTTATCCTAATATAACAAAAGGAAATACGTTAAGCTTACAATCCGAAAAATGGAATAATCATCAATTTAAAGTTATAAGTAAAACTAGTGGGGATTTTGAGGAATCTAAAATATTTCCATCTATTATTGGTAAAAAAATAAAAGTCCCATTACCATTTTATTTTATGAAAAATCATGGATTATCATTACCATTAATAGCTTTACAATATTCCCAAGTAAGTTTAGAACTAGAATTCAATGCATTTAAAGATTTATATACAATTAACGATCCTAAATATACAAATCCTGCTAGTAATTCATTAAATAAACGTATTAAACCATCTTCAGAAAGTTATCATAATATGACAAATTTTGCTATTAATTATGATTATGATATTAAAGCTAAGATAGAAGGTGAATTTGTGTATTTAGATGAAGCCGAAAGAAAACGTTTCTCATTATATGACCATGAATATTTAATTACCCAAAATAAATTAGTTTTAGAAGATGGTTCATTATTGGAATCAAATAAAAGTAATATAGATATTAAATTAACATTAAATCATCCAATGAAATATTTAGCATTTATAGCGAAACGAGATGACTTTAAAAATGTAAATATCATAAATAATTATACAAATTGGATTTATCCAAATATACCACCCTATAGTATAGAGTATTTAAATAAAGAAAAATATTATGATAAGCCACGCAATAAAGATTTATTCTACAATCCGTCAAATAGTGATCATAAAACTCTATTTAATACAACATATTTACGAAAAAATATTTTATCGAAAGCACAACTTATATTTGATGGAAATACAATTGTAGATAAAGATATAGAATATTTTGAAAACCAACAAAAAATGCAATATTTTAAAAAAAATAGTAACGATGGTATTTATATATATTCATTTTCAATTAATCCTAATGAATATCAACCATCTGGTAGTTGTAATTTTGACTCTATACATAAGGCAATATTAAGAGTTTACCAACCTGACATGAATCAATATAATTATTATCATAATAGTCGTATATATGTGTATGGTATTAATTATAATATTTTAGTAATTACAAATGGTTCTGGAAATTTAAAATTTTCGTAATTATTTATAATATAATATTAATATTACCTTAATAATATTGTAAATGTTCGTATTAAACTATCTAAAATTAAAATATATTAATATAAGTAATGAATAAAATATTAAATAGTAAATTACTACATAATAATTTATTAAAAAATATAAATAATATAAAACATACAAAAAATATAAAAAAAAATAAATATAGTTTAAAAAAATATAAATCAAATAAAACTGTAAGTAAATCATATACTAAAAAATCTTCATTTAAAAAATATATTTTTAGATTATATAGTAATAATAATTTTATAAAAACAATATAAGCATTAGAATTATGATAATTTTATATTACTACAAAAATAATTAAGTAATATATTTTTTAATAAATTTACTGGAGCGTTACTATTTTTTTTTATTAATTTAAATACTATTAGAATTTGTATAGTTTGATATTTATTGAATTTATTTATATAATAATTAAGTTTATCATATTCCTCTATTTGTGATAATTTATTAAATACCTTAATAATTTTTTTTATTTGTGTGTTATTAAAAATATTTTTAGTATGAGCCTTTTGGGATTTAGTATATATTTTGGCTGGCTTATTAAAATAATTGGTTATATTTTTTTGCTTATATTTTTGAATAGAAAAATAATTTTTATTTAAATTTAAATCCCGTTTTAAATTTACTTTTTTATGAGTTAATTTAGAACTATTTAAATATTTATTTATTATTTTTTTTGAAATTTTTAATTTATTACAATGTTTATTTTTTTCAACCAATGGTTTATCTTTTTCAATCAATGGTTTATCTTTTTCAATCAATGGTTTATCTTTTTCAATCAATGGTTTATCTTTTTCAACTAATGATTTATCTTTTTCAACTAATTGTTTATCTTTTTCAACTAATTGTTTATCTTTTTCAAGAGATTTATCTATTAATTCTCGTATTTTTCGCGATGAAGATAATAATTTTTTGTAACTTTTTTTCTTTAAAATTGTATTAATATTTTCAGTATCTTTTTTTTCATAATCATTATATTTATAACTATTATCAATATTATCACAATTACCATTATTAACCATATTATCTAGATTATCACTATTAAAACTAATTTTTTTTTTATTTGGTTTTTCAAAATCACTAGAATAATTTTTATCTATTTTAATAATTTTAATATTATTCATAAAAATGTATAAGAATAAATAATTTAAATATAAACTATACAATATTAATTAAGTATATTTATATTTATAAATTATAATGAGCACCTATAAGTGTAAAAAATGTAATAAAATTATAGAAAAAATAGATAAGGAAAATCATGAATTAAAATGTATATATTCTTTTAATAAGGATGATTACGACAATTTAATTCCGTGCGAGTATTGTAATAATTATATTGAATTCGAATCATATAATGACCATATTTATAACTGTAATACATCAAATTTAAACAATATTAATTTTTTATCAAATATTATAAATGATTATAGCTTTTCTATTAATAATGATATAACTAATTTATTTAATAATATAAATATTCATAATACACCTAATCAATTAAATGATAATGATAATGGTAATGATAATGGTAATGGTAATGATATAACTAATTTATTTAATAATATAAATATTCAGAATACACCGAATCAATTAAATGATAATGATAATGGTAATGGTAATGATAATGGTTATGATAATAGTAATGATAATAGTAATGATAATGGTAATGATAATGGTAATGGTAATGGTAATGATAATGGTAATGATAATGGTAATGATAATGGTAATGGTAATGGTAATGGTAATGGTAATGGTAATGGTAATGGTAATGGTAATGGTAATGATAATGGTAATGATAATTTAGAAAATTTACAACAACATATGAATATATTTAATTTTGCGAGTGTATTAAATTTAAATAATGAATATAATGAATATAATGAATATAATGAATATAATGAATATAATGAAAATACATATGATATTACACAAAATATGGGTAATGTAGAAATCGGTATAGAAGATATAGATAAAATATCTAATATTGTAAATAAAACTATAAATTGTTCTATTTGTTATGAAATGAAAGATATAATTCGTATAACTAATTGTAATCATGAATTTTGTGATAGTTGTTTAAAGAAATGGTTAAATAATAATAAAAAATGTCCTGTTTGTATGAAAAAATTTGATAATTAATTATATTATATTATATAAAATTTATATAAAAATTATATATAAATTATATATGATTAATAAAAATAACATTGTAGTATCTAATTTAGATGATTATAATACATTATATAAAGTAGACTTAAATTTTGATACTAAAGTAGATAATATTAGTGAAGATATATTATCCGACTATATTATTAGAGTATTGAGTAACTATCCATATTATATAAATGTATCAAATATAGTAGATTTAATAGTAGATAATAATACTAATAAAATTACATTAATTGTAAGTACAAAAGACACAAACGAAACAAACGATAATATGAATGTAAATAGTGTTAATAAAGGAGATATTGATAAATTAACAAATTCTAGAATTAAACATTTAAATAAATATTATCCAAAAAGAAAATATTATATGGAAGTCGATAATAATAAAGGGAAACAAATATATGAGTATGATTTTACCGGTTTTGAAAAACCTAAAAATTTAATTCTTGAAAAAGAGATAATATTAAATGGAAAACGTCGTAAATTTTATAGAAATGAACATGGGTCAGAATTTTATTATGATACACCATTAATAAATAGCAATAGCAATAGCAATAGCAATAGCAATAGCAATAGCAATAGCAATAGCAATAGCAATAGCAATAGCAATAATGGTATTAGTTTAAATAATGTAAATTTACAAAATCCGGAAAATGTTAAAGAAAAAATAATTGATAAATTACCATATAATTCTAATTTATCCGAATATAATAATAACAATGATGATGATAAGCTAAATGATATTATAAATAAAATATCAAATATAGATAATAATACTTATAATAATATTAATAATATTTCTAATAATAATTTAAAACAAAATCAATTATATAAATATTTATTAATATTTGGTATATTTATTTTAGTAATAATATTAGTATTTATAATATATAATTTTGTTTATAAAAATAAATATAAAAATAGAAATTTAAAAATAAATAATAACAATTTAAAAATAAATAATAACATTTTGAAAATAAATAAAAGAAATAATAATAATTTAAATTTTATGGGTAATGATAGAAATTTAAGAAATAAATTAAATTAATAAATGTATTTTTTTAATATTTTATAATTATAATGAAATTATTAATAGTAATAATAGTGATAGTGATAGTAATAATATATTTAGTATATTTAAAAAATTTTAAACAAAAAAATGTTGAATTGTTTATAACATCCAGTAATAAATCATATATACATTTTTATTTTGGAAGTATAGAAGATAATATAAATATCAGTTTTAAAGAAGATTTAAATAATTATATTTTAGAATTATTGAATAAAAATTTAAATAGTAAATTACAATATACAAATAATTATACTTTAACTACTGACAAAATCGACATTCCAATAATACAAAAAAACACAACACAAACACCTTCGAACCCGTCTACTCCTTCGACACCTTCGACACCTTCGACACCTTCGACACCTTCGAACCCGTCTACTCCTTCGACACAAATACAGACACTTTTAGAAAATAAAACTTTTTTTAAAATGAATATTAATATTGATAATGATAATGATAGTGATAATAATTCTGAAAAAATATTAAAATTTGCCGAAGCTATATTAGAAATTATAAAAAACGACTCAAATGTTATTGGCGAATTCAGATTAGATATTATGTCAAATAATAAAGCACATAATGTTACATTAGTAGAACTAAATAAAGTTAATGAATCCAATGATAATTCAAATAATAAATATTTTAAAATTGTAGAAAATAAAACTTCTACAATAAAAAATACTACTGCCGTAACACAACAATCAGGCACTAAACAATCTGGAACTAAACAAGTATCAATAAAGTATGAAGATAACCGTTCTTCATTAGAAAAAAAAATGACAAAATTATCATGTAATAACCAAAATGAAAAATGTTTGCTAGCTCACGAACCATATGCTGAGGATGATTTTATAGATGACCAATATAATAAATTAAATGAATCACAAATTGATGGTATTAAAAAACGATTTTATAATAAATGTAAAATGAATAAAGATTATAAAGTAGAGAAATGTTGTGACAATACAATGAATTATGATACTAGTGAATTATCGGAAGAAGTTTTAAAAAAATACAAATATGTAGATATCGATAAATGTGGTAATAATATAACTAAATTTAGAGTATGTGATAGTGATGATTGTGGTGAGGGTAATTGGTATGCTCCTTCTGGGTATGAATATTGTAAATTATTAAATGTAGGCTCGGGAGATATAGATTCTGATAAAAATGTGTCATTAGATAAATTAAATATTGACTGTCATGATTCGAAATGTAATAATAATTCAGTATTTCTCACAATTAATAATAAAGAAAATAGAAATGAAATAATAACAGAACATTATTATTTAGTAGATGCTGTTAAAAAAGATAATTCTACGTATTTAATTGAGTATTATAATGATTATAGTAAAAATGTAAATACTAAATTAGAATATGGTTATCCTGGAAATTCTATATTACATGAAATATTATATTATAATGCTAAAAGTTGTTTAGAATATATATTAACAAAAGATTGTGAACTATCAATAACTAATAAAGATGGAAATTCCCCACTACATATTGCTAGTTTACGTGGTAATTATGATGTAGTTTATAAACTAATTCAGTTAGGGGCAAATATTGTATGTAAAAATAGATATGGTGATACTTGTTTACATAGTGCCGTAAGGTCTGGTTCTTACAATTGTGTATTGATTATTGTTAATAATGGTGGTAGTGGTTGTATAGTTCTAAAAAATAATTATGATGAAACCCCATTACATTTATGTGCATCGGCCGTTCGTAAAAATTTTAAGATTGTAGAATTTTTAGTAGAAAATGGCGCAGATATTCATAATATTAATAAATATAATGAAACTATTTTAAAAACAGTATGTAAACAACCCAAAAGTATATCTAGAGAACAAATACGAACATATTTACAGAAAAAATATTATGACTACTATAGCGAAGATGAATATAGTTCATTATTAAATAAATTTCCTGAAATTAGACCATTTACAATAGATACTAGGATAAGCAAAGATATGAAAAAAGATTACAAAAATTATGATAAAAATGTAAACTACAAAAACATAGTTTCATATAGTAATGACCAAATACATAGTGATTATTTATATATAAATAAATATCGCGACCCTATTAAATCTAAGGTAAATAACAAGTTACAAAAAATGAATCACAAAAATTATCAAAAAATAAATAAAAAAAATAATAACAATGATAATGATATTATCGAACCATTTGAAACTGCCCAGGAAAAAGTAAATTCAATAAGGAATCCAAGTGTAAATACACCGCAACTTAAAAATTTATTAAACGGTTATGATAATGATAATGATAATGATAATGATAATGATAATGATAATGATAATGATAATGATAATGATAATGATAATGATAATGATAAATGTAATTCGTGTAATAGTTGTAATGATTATGATATAAATGATTTAGATACATATAATAATAATAATAA